CCATGGAGGTACATCGAGGCCAAGGGGAGGGGCTGACATGCCCAAGGAACTGACCCCGGGCACCGTCTGCCTGCAGGAGATCGTCTCGGCCGCCCAGAAGGGCAGCAAGGTGGGGCTCTTCGCCCAGAGCCTCGTCGTCGCTCAGAGCTACTTCGACGACGTCAGGGCCATGTCGGACGCGGACCAGGTGGAGAGGGCTTCCCGCGTCCACGGCAAGTACGCCATCGACTTCCGCTCCGGCGGCCTCATCACCTTCCACTCAACCCGCTCAGTACCCCGGGGCCGTTCCTATGACCGGCTCTACGTCCCGGGCGACGTCCGCCACGACGTCATGCTGGAGCTGGAGCCACTAATCGCCACCAGCAAAGAGCCGGCCATCGTCGGCTACCTCTGACCTCGCCATGGCTGACCAGTATGGCAACCACGTCGACGGTGAAATATGGGTTCCCCACGGCCGTCCAACGGAAGGAATACGCATGGCAAAGACAGCAGCCGACCTGACCTGGGCAGCAACCGCCCGGTGCCCATGCGGCGCAGGGCTGGCATACGACCAGTCATGCCAGCTTGAAGACGTCCCGCAGACATGGCCGTACAACGGCTACTGGGACTGCTCGGCGATCTTGCTCGGCACCGCTACCCCGGGCGAAGCAACGCATACCGCGAAGCTGCCGTTCGCGTACTACTCGATCAAGTCCGACAACCAGCCCTCGGCCAACGGGCGGACCACCCGCCCCGCCTGATGCACGACCGCCCGCAGCTTCGCCTGCTGCACGGCGAAGGCGAGAGCATCCGCGGGATCACCCGCGAGCAGGGAGCCTCCCGCAACGCCGTCCGCCGAGCACTGGCGCCAGGCGCTCGCGATCACTACCACCGGGCCTCTGCATCATCCGATGCCGAGCCCGCCGTCCGCGATGTCCTCGCCGACTACCCGCTGATGAACGTGTCCGACATTGCCGTGCTGATCGACTGGCGGCACGCCCGCCGGACACTCTCGGATCTCGTCGCCAAGCTCCGGCCCGAGTACATCGAGCACAGCGGCGACGTCGACGCCAGGCCCATGGCCAGCCTGCAGGCGGGCATGCTCGCCATCACCGAGATCAGCTACGGCACGATGCAACTAGGGGAGGTAAAGCTGTGACGAAGCCCGTAACCCCTGAGGAGCTCATCCAGCCCCCGGCACACCTGCCCGGGCCCGTGGCCGACGTCTGGCGCGAGATCGCCGCAAGCAATGACCTCGTGGCCAACGTCGACCGGACCGCGCTGGAGACCTACTGCACGCTGATGGCCCGCCTCCGCGAAGCCCGCCGCAGGGTGGAGGAAGAGGGCATGGTGGTCAAGGACCCCCGCGGCCGCGTCATCCCTCACCCGGCGCTCGCCGTGGAGCGAGCCACCGCCGAGCAGGTCCGCCAGTGGGGCGACCGCTTCGCCCCGCTGGTGAAGCCAGCCCGGAAACGCGGCTACATGGCCGATGCCACGGCGCTCTCAATCGCCGACCATCCACACCTCTCCGGCGCGAAATACGCCGGAGCAGTCGCCGCCGTCAAGACGCTGGCATGGATGATCGACGAGGCCCAGCGGGACAGCATGGAGGCCCTCCAGAAAGCGATGGTAACCACCGTTCCCAACTACCTCAAGGCCTGCTCAGAGCTGCAGATCACGCCAGCCTCGCTCCCGACCGGAGCTGCCAAGGCCAAGGGCGCCAGCGCTGACCCGGCGCCGAAGGAAGGGGAGGCGTCCAATGTCTCTAGCTTCCAAGATCGCGCCAGGTCACGCCGCTCCAGCTAGCGGCCCTAACGCCGTCGACCCCGGAGACTATTACCGCTCCGTCTGCCACGTCCCGGACCCGCCCCAGATCCCCGGCAAAAAGCCCAAGATCTACGGCTACGCCGAGCCCCGGATCTGCACCCCGCCGCTCAGACCGCTGACGCCGGACACTACGCTCGGGTACGACGTCATCGACTTCGCCGAGAACGCGCTGCACCTCAAGCTGTACCCGTGGCAGAAGGTCCTGCTCTGCCGCATGCTGGAGCTGCTCCCCGACGGGTCACTGCGCTTCCGCACCGCCGTCGTCCTGATCGCCCGCCAGAACGGCAAGAGCACGCTCTCACAGGTACTCGCGCTCTGGTTCATGATCGTCTGGGGCTGGCCGCTGGTGCTGGGCACCGCCCAGGACCTCGAAACCGCCGAGGAAGTATGGCAGGGCGCCGTCGACCTCGTCGAAGAGGACGAGGAGCTGGCCAAGCTCCTGCAGCGCGTCGTGAAGGTCAACGGCAAAAAAGCGCTGGAGCTGAAGAGCAAGCCGCACCACGAAAAGACCTCTCACCGCTACAAGGTCAAGGCAGCCAACCGCCGCGCCGGCCGTGGCTTCACCGGCAACCTCATCATGCTCGACGAGCTGCGAGAGCATCAGAACTGGGAAGCCTGGGGCGCCATCACCAAGACGACGATGGCGCAGGCCGAGGCCCTCATCCTGGCGCTCTCAAACGCTGGCGACATGGCCTCCATCGTCCTGAAGTACCTGCGGAAGATGGCGCATGAGGCCATCGGCGACCCCGATGGAATCTGCGAGGAGATCGGCGCAGCCGGGCCGACAGCTCTGGACGTCGCGGACCTCACAGCGGAAGACGAGGACTTCGACGAAGACGACCTCGAAGACTTCGAGCAGGACGAGGAAACACTCTTCCTCGCCGAGTGGTCCGCGGCCCCCGGCTGCGATAAGCGGGACCGGCACGGTTGGGCGCAGGCGAACCCCTCACTGAACTGGAACCCCGGATTCACCGAGCGGACCATCGCCTCAGCCTGCAAGACGGATCCCGAGTGGGTCTTCCGCACCGAGGTCCTCTGCCAATGGTCTGAGGGCACGCTGAGCGGGCCATTCCCGCCGGGCTCGTGGGACAAGGGAAAGAACACCGTGGTCACGCTGGAAGACGGCAGCCAGGGATACGCACCCGAGGACCGCATCATCCCCGGATCCGAAGTGTGGGCCGGGGTGGACCAGTCCCATGACCGCTCGATGACGTACGTGGCGTTTGGCGGCTACCGCACCGACGGAGTGCCGCAGATCGAAATCGTTACGGCCCGCCACGGTTCGGACTGGGTCAAGGGCTACCTGATGGACGACAAGCGCCGGGGCAGAATAAAGGCGCTCGCCGGCCAGTCCAAGGGAGCCCCCATCTCTCCGCTGCTGGTTAGCCTCGCCGAGGACGAAGAGTTCACCATCCCCGTGACTGAATGGTCCGGCAGTGACCTCACCGCCGGATGGGCCGACGTCTTCGACTCCGTCCGTGACGAGAAGGTCCGGCACAACCCGCAGCCGGTCCTGGACACGGCTGCCGCCACGGCAGTCCTGAAGATCTTCAGCGGCGGCGCTGCCATCCCTGACCACCGGGCCTCGCCGGCCGAGGTCGCACCGCTCATGGCCTTCATCGCGGCCAAATGGCTGATGGGTCGAAAGCAGGTCGAACCACCGCCGCCCCCACCTCCCCCGGAAGCAGTCCGGGCCGAGGAGATTGCCTCATACGCAGACGACGACGTTGCCCACATGGGCTTCTGATGAAAGGAGCTTGGTGTGACGGTTCCCGTGCAGGAGCAGGGCTATTCCAACGGCAGCAGCTCGTGGTGGACGGACATCGGCGCCGAAGAAACCCCGGAGCTTCAATGGCCTCGGAACATCGACGTCTACGACAGGATGCGCCGTCAGGACGCGCAGGTCATCTCCGTGATCCGGGCTGTAACGCTGCCCATCCGCCGCACCAAATGGAGGATCGACCCCAACGGCGCGCGGCCTGAAGTCGCCCGGCAGGTGGCCGACGATCTCGGCCTACCCCTCGTCGGCGACGAGGGAGAGCCGGTTCTGCGCACGCGGGACAGGTTCTCCTGGACAGAGCACCTCCGGCTCTCACTCCTGATGCTCCCGTTCGGGCACTCGGTCTTCGAGCAGGTCTACCGCATCGACGAGACGGGCATGGCCCGACTCCGGAAGCTGGCATGGCGGCCGCCGAAGACAATCTCCCGCATCGACGTGGCATCCGACGGCGGGCTGGTGGCCATCCACCAGCACGGCAGTGACAAGCCGATGGGCGTCGAGCGCCTCGCGGTGTACGTCAACGAGCGGGAAGGCGGCAACTGGCTCGGCCAGTCGCTACTGCGACCGGCATACAAGTACTGGCTGCTGAAGGACCGCATGCTTCGCGTCCAGGCGCAGACCGTAGACCGGAACGGCATGGGCATCCCGGTCTACAAGGCCTCTGAGCAGCACGAGGGTGTAACCGGTGAAGACCGCACCAAGCGGGAAAAGGACGAGGTG